GTGCTTCTTCTAACTTACCTACTCCCCAAACTACTTTACCATTTCCCATATAAGTTTTAGGTGCTTTAGCATCTCTTTCTTCTTTAGACTGGCTTAAAGTAATTGAAACATTGTTACCAAACTTATCGTTCTTGTCATCTACAATAATAGATAGGTTTAAATACTTCTCTTTGATTAATTTTGTTCTGTCAATTTTTGTTACATCAATAGATGCGTTGATAATTGTTGCCATTTTCTATTTTTTTAAAGGTTTATAATTCTTGTTCCAATTCTTGCCTGTATCTCGGCATCGTATTTTTGAAGCCAGGCTCTACAAAGTTCAACTCTTTCGATTATTTCTTGCTCAATAGATAAATCTCGTTTAAACTCATAAGAAACCCAGCGTTCAAAATCTTCTAAATGTGAATAGCTTACTTTGACACCATAATTAGCTGCTGCTGGAGTGTCGCCTAAATAATAGAATAATGTAGCAAACTCTTTATTACAAAGCATCATATAGCCTCTTAATTGCCATTCGTAATCCGTATTTAACTCTAAAGCTGAATCTAATAATGTTTTTCTATTCCAAGAACACTTGGTATCAATAATAGAGTTCTCAAGGATTACATCGGGAGTACCTACTAACCATTCATTAGCGTAAATATCTTCATTCTTATAGGCTTTAATACCACCGTATAAAACTTTAGATGCAAACTCTATTGCTTCGTTTTCTAATAAGATACCTTTGGTTAAATACTTGGAAGATAGTTCTTCTTTGTCTTCAGCATAGCATTCTTTAAGATATGTTATGCAAGTTTGCGACAATTCGCCTGGCTTCTTTGACTTGCTCATTAGTTTCCCCAATGAACTTGGTCTTGCTTTAAAGTATTTCATTTTGCAGTTAATGCTTCAAAAGTTTCATCATTCATTGTATATCTCTCTTGAATAGCTTTTAGGTTCTTTGCATCCTTTAGGTAACCTGCTCTGCATTTTTCAAACAATTCAGTACCTACTTTTAAGATTGGCTTTAATTTCTCTTCTACCATCTTAACTGCATCGTGCATATTGGTTGCGTCTGCATCTTTGGTATCACATAATAGAAATAAACCCTGAAGTGCATACTTTCTTGCATAAGAACTTGAACTTCCGAAAGACTGACTAATATCCATACCCTTGCGGTTTGGGTCTATACCAGCAGAAGCACAAACTTCAATAAAGCTACTATCTTTATCATAAAAATGAATGTAAGATTCGCAGAAAATAAGTCCAGCTATTTCTTTAATCCTATCCGATATTATCATAGTACATCCGTACTTTAACAATAAAGGTTTAACTGCTTCCAATATATCTTCCGTAGAACGATACTTGTACTTCCCGAAGGAATTGAATTGATTTTTAGGTGCTTTTAGCTCCGATTGAATTTTTAATAATGACATAGTTTTGTTTTTTGGTTTTTAAAGATACAATTTATTTTATTAAATTAAGGTAATTATTTTTAATTATTTGCTTCGATAAATGTAGCTCGTAATCGTTTGTAACTCTTTGTATTTCAGCTTCTTTAACTCTATTTATAAGATACATAGCCTGAATTGATTTGCAATAATTTCTATCTTCTAAAGTTTGTCTATAAAGCCTTTTTAACTTATCCAACTTACTTTCCTTCGGTGGATTATTAATAAATTTGTGTACAGTTATAATGCTCATTACTTTGGTCTACAAATGTTATAAATAGCACTACCTAAAGAAGATTGACAAGCCAGCACTGGTTGTTTTAAGATTGCTAAAATCAATTCTTCGTAGTTCTCGTTAATAAACTCCTCAACATCCTGTGTAAAGTAAATAGGATTTTCTGCCTGCTCCATACTTGTAGGGTCTAATTCTATTTTAACTTGACCTCTTGATATGTCGTAGTTTTCTAATACCCAAAAGCGTAGGTCTGCTTGTTTGAATCTATGGTGGTAAATAATAAAACCATCGGTGTATTCGGTGTAATAAGTGTTTTGATAGTCTATTTCAACTATGTTAATGTCCTGGATAATTGGATTTTTAAGCTTTTTCATTTTTTTCGGGTTATGGTTAAACAATTTTTGGTTAATTCTTTGCAGGAGTAAGTCTTGCCGTTATAAGTTTTGTAATACGATAGTAAGGCTCGGATTCGGTTGCCTTCTCGTTTGTCTACTTGCATAGTCTCCCCTATGCCCAGCGACTTAATTTGTAGTGCTTGTTGTTTTTGGTAAATCATCTAATAGTTGTAAGGCTCGTTTAAATACTTGAATTCTTGCGTACACTTGCCTTGATTGATAAGGGTCTTTTTGTACACTTGGTAGCTGATTTGTTAGCTTGTTGATTGCATCTTTTAAGCCTTGCTCAAATGATGGTTCTTGGTTAAAGTTTAACATAGTTTTATATGCAGTTGTAGGATGCTGCGCCCCTTTTGGTTTTAATTATCTGCAATCATCTTGTAGTTTACTTGCTACATATGCCCAACCAGCAGCATTTTTGCTTCTCTCATTATTTTCAAAATAAAAAGGGTCAAAAGTATTTTCTTTGGTTAATGGGTTAAAATACTGCATTATTTCGGTTAACTCGATTTCAGTTAAACTTTCTGCATCAATTACAGTAATAGGCATTTTCTTTGTTGAAAAATACCCTTTTGGAGTACTAATACCTACTTTAAATTGAAACTGTTTAACAGCTTCTTTATTAATACCATTAAGGGTATAAATACAGTTAACACCCAAGTAAACCATTGCACCTGATTTTTCAAAACCAATACTTCCATAGATAATATCGCCAAATACAAAACTGCCTTGAGTTTTGTTGCAGTAATTTACAAGATTAGCAAAATCTTCAGTAGTGCTAATTGCTTCTTTAATTTTTTCCGTTAGTTTCATAATTTTGGTATCGTGGGTTTTAAACGATATACGAATATCTTAATTAAGAATTACATACTAAAACATTTTTATACTAAAGTGCTAAAGCAAATCATAACTCGCTGATAATCAAAGAGAATAATTTTAAAGTTTTTTTAGGATAAGGTAAACCACTACTCCAATACCTAATAAATAAAGTAAAGTGTTATTTCCTTTTGGTTTTTCTTCCTGGACCACAGTCTTATCTATTTTTATAGCCTTGTTTTCTTTCTTATCGATTTTAAGGCTCTGTAAGCGTTTTCTTTCTTTGATGTGCCTCTTTATATGGATTGCCTTGAGTTTGTACTTGTAATCGCCTCTAATAGCTTCTAAAGGTGTAACCTGATGGTTTACTAATGTATCAAAAATATAAGCTATTTCTTCAGTTGTTTCAATATCGCTTGAATCAGTAGCTAATTCTACCTTTTGAACAATAGTTATAACGGAATCCACTTTTGTAGTTTCTACCAGCTTTTTAGACTTGCAAGAAGAAGATAGTAAAATTACTACCAATAGGATTATTACGCTTTTGGACTCCATAATTTAATTAGTTTCTTTTGTCTTTCTAAACGGCAGTCTGCCTTGCATTTTGAGCAATATACTTTGCTTCCTGAAGATATGTATTCAGCCTTGCAACACTCGGAAATAGTCAAAGGGTTTACCTGCTCTATTTCTATTGTAGCTTCTTCGTTTAAGAATTCGCTTATTTCTTTTGATTTCTTTGCCATATTCTAAAGATATATTATTATCCTTTCGCAAATTTAACCAAAATAAAGTAATTATCCTACTTACCGGTTTCATAGTCAATATCCCTTTGTAAGCATTCAATAGCTTTTTTAAGGTCCTGGACCAAAGCATCCTTTTTTCCTGCTCTTAAGATATACTTAATTGCATTACCTTTCATAAAAGATAAATTGTAAGCATTTGCTATATCAATCACATCCACAGGAACACCTTTAATTTCTACTTTGTAGTATTTAGGCTTTGTAACAATATCAGCTATATCCGAACCTGTTAATTCAATAGGTTTAAATTGATACTTAATAGTGCAATTAGTACAAACTTCAGAACATTCGCAATTTTCTAAATGGTTAATTTCTTCGATACTTTTCATTTTGTTTTTCTTTTAGTTTTTCTTTATTGGTTTCATTTATTAATTCTCTTCTAATAATTTCTATTTCTTTGTATAATTCTTTCAATCTTTCTACTAATATCTCACTCTTCGTCTTGTTCATAATCTAAAAAATCTAACCTGGTATCTATCATTTTAATTAACCTTGCCTGTGTTAAGGTCTTGTAACTTGGGAATAAAAGTAGTGATTTCTCTTCTAATTCAAAAAGAAAATAGACAAAGAATTTTAGTTCCTCTAAAATCTCGCCATCTGTCATA